CGACTCAATCCGCCAATCATATGAATGAGTCCAAAGCCATAAAATCCTAGTCCTGGCAGAAATTTGAAGTGGACGAAATATTGGATCTTATTTTTCTTTAGATCATTGGGCGCATAGTTTCTCCGTATGGAGAGTACTACTCGGCTACCTTCTTCAACAGTTACGATGTAAGGTAATTTTATTCCTGTTGGTTGTCCATCGGCACCAACTTCTTCGAAACCTTCTAAGTCTAAATTTACATGACACTCTAACAAAGTGTAAACTGGTTCATTCTTACCAGATTTTTTTGTGCCATCTAATTCACGTTCTTTTTTTTCTAATTCATTTCTTTCAACATTCCCTGGTGGGCCAAGTTCTACATCTCTGTAGAAACCAGATACTTGTTGTTTTCTTAATTCGTTTTCAGATATTTTAACTGTGTGTATTACAGCCTCTGCATCTTCAATACTAGTTGCAGTGTATGGAACTATTAATTCATCTGCAGGGACAAACTTTGATACCGCTCTTCCAAGTGGTACATCATAGTAAACTTTTTTAAATGTAGAACCTGCAAGTGGTAAATGAAATAACATAGAATCAAATTCAGATTCATATTCTTTCATTTGATCCATAACTAAATAATTCATAAAATCTTTAACACGAGACGCTTGTTGTTCTGTCTGTGGATTTTTTACACCAATAACCTGTGTTCTAACTGGTCCATCTGATGGTAATAATTCTTTGTATGCTTGTGCTTGAAACTGTGTAACTGCCTCTGCTAACACTGGGTGTGTTGCACCTGAAGCTCCTTGAAATGGTTCTGTTCTATTTTCGTATTTGAATCCTAGTAAGTCAAGCCCCTCTGTGTATCCTCTCTCCCAATCTTTTCTAGAAGATTTATAATCCATATAGTTTTGCACCATCTCGTTACCGATAGGTTCTAAAACATCATCTGGTAAAATATCTGCTAGGTTATCAAAGTGTGATTCTGTTCCCGGTATATTTATAGCTCCCGGTTCAAAGTCTAATGTTGCACCACCGTCCTCTTCAGGTATTACCTCTACTGGTGGTTTATCTACTATCTCTTCCTCAACACTAACTTCTTTAATTTCCTCTTCTGAAGGAATATCAATTTTAGTTCGAGTGTTAGGGAGTCCTTTATCTATATCTGCCATTTATACTCCTATATTCTTCTACCACGTTTCATTAAACCTTGCAACCCTTGTGAGTTTGGTCCTCTTACTGGTGGCCTGCCTGAAGAATCACCTGCCTCTTTTGCTATACCACCGCCTGCTGCTGAAAATTCATCAAAAGCATTTCTACCACCTCTTAAATTTTGCATGACTGCTTGTTGACGTTCTTTTCTAAATAATTCTGTTTTCTGATCTGGTGTTAAAGTATCTAAAAAATTTAATCGGTCTCTAGATGCTTTGTAAGCGTCAATACCTAATCCTGCTGCAGTGATACCAAGCCCAACTGGAGTTGTTAGTCTGGCAAATCTACCTAAATTTAAAAGTTTTTGAGCTGTTGGGTTTGTTGTAATCTTTGAAACGTTTTCTTTAAACAAACCAGGAAAAGATAATTCTAAACCAACTAGAGGGTCTAAAACTGCATCAGCAACATTTTCTCCTGATTGTATATTTCTTCTAACTTGATCCGCAGCAAATAATGACCCAGCTGCTCTTGTGCCTAAAGGTCTTACGACTTTGTCAAAAGCAAAAGTTCCAGCTTTACCTAATCCTTTTGTAGCATCGGTTAAAAGTTGTCTGTCAATAGAACCTCGTTCTCCTAATCTTTTATTTGCTGCTTCAAACATTTCTCTTGTTTTAGTTTTTTTTGGAACAGCTAACTTACTAGCAGGAACTAAGTTTAATCTAACAGCTTCTGCATCTATCTTTTGTTTTCCTAATTTAATTAATTCATCTGCTCTTTTTTTTGTTATTTTAGAGAGATCTTCATTTGATGCAATCAATCCTCTTTTAGGATCAAAACCAGTATCTTTTAATTTTGTTACATTTCCATCTTGATCTATATCTAATAACTCAAAATTAACTAAACCTTGTCCTCCTGTTCCTTTTAATTGTCCTCTTAATCCTTTCATTGTATTATTAAATTCATCTATAAGATTTTTTTTATCACCAATAGAAATGTTTTTACTTTTTAATTTTCTTGAAATTTTATCTAATTTTTCATTTCTTATTCTTTCAACTTTTTCTACTTCCGGAGATATGTTTACTTCTTTTGGAATAAATCCAAATCTACTTAAAGTTTGTGTGCTAAACTTTGGTTGACCGTGTTGTATTTGTATATCCATAGAAGCACTTCCTGGAAATACTTTTGATTTATATTTTCTTAATTGTTCATAAATGCCATAAGGATCTTTTTCTCTATACATTGCATCTTTTAATCTTCTTAACTTCCTAAACTGTTCTGGTGTTTTAAATTGTTTAGCTTTATTTTTATAAAGATTTCCTGTTACAATATCATCAAGTTGGTTTGAAATTTTTCTTAAATTTTCTTTAGTTGCATCTAAGTAAATTTCTTTAAAATCATTTGCGATTGGTCCTGAAAATTTAACTCTAAATTTTTTACTTCCAGCAGCTGTGGTATCTACCGTTGGAGAAATATGTGTAAATTTTAAATTTTTAAATTGATCTATTAAATCATCACTTAAATCCGTAACAGCGGAAGTTGGCACTTTTCTTCCACCTAATTTAGCTGCTTCTTTTTTTGTTAAAGTTTTTGCAAAATCTTGACCCTCTGTTAAATAAGATTTAATTGTTTTAGAAGCTCGTCCTGTGCCTTGAAATATTTCGTTCTGTGTTGGAATTCTTTCATTAGTTTTTTTAAACTCTTCTACAAAAAGTTTTAATTCCTCTGCTATTCCACCATTAGATAACATCATTCTTTCACCATCAGCCATACGTGGCCTAGTCAGGTAATCCATCATATCTTTATATTCTTTCGGACCCATTATTCTCCTAACATGCCAGCGATACCGCCTGCTGCTTTTTTAATTGGTGGTGCATTCCCTGTAGCCTCTTTTATGATTTCTTTTTTAGACAACTCGTCAATATCTGTTGCATCTGCTGCTGTACCATCTTGATCAAACTCTACTTTGTATTCCTCATACTCATCAGCTGGTTTGCCTTTAGTCGTTTCATCAGCCTGCCCTTTTCTAAACACCATTTCAGTTCTGTCTTCTATAACGTCATAACTACCTTCTTCAAATGATCTTCCACCTATTTTATCTTTTTGAATCATGATATCACCTGTATCTAATTCTTCTGTTAATAGATACTCATTACCATCTTTACCTGTGTATTGATATTCATTAACTCTTTCTCTGTAACTTGGAGTTCTTCTCGGTTCACCTAGTAATTTTATTTTAGCAACCAAATCAAAAAAATATGATGGCGCTTGTGTTACCGTTTCTTTTGCAGCCTCAACCATAGGTGCTGCTTTTTCTCCAAGACCAAGTATACCAGTTTTTAATGCACCAATACCTGCACCAGCTGCTCCTACAGTTTTTAGAAATGCTCTACGTGCTTTATCAATAGAACCTAATTTAAACCCTGCACGTCCACCTGTTGCAAAATTTTCTTTTGCATATGTTTTAAAAAATTTTGAAAAACCAATTTTATTTTGAGATCTTTTGGATAGTTTTCTAAAAGCATTTATTACTTCATCTAATTTATTAGTTGGATCCATGGGATCTATTGGTAATCCACTTCCATTTGCAAACCCTGCACGTCCACCTTCTGCTTTTTTATCTGGAAACATATTTCTCACATCTTCGATTATTTCTCTAATATTTTTTCTCTCTGCTGAAATTTTTTGAAATCTTTCGTAATTTTCACCCTTGGTAGCTAGACTATCTGCCTCCTCTTTTAAAATTCTGTCTCTATCAACTAATGCATTTAATTTGTCATCATCAGGTTTACCATCTTTAATATATTTACTTATGTCAGCTCTAGCTTCAATAGGTTTAGCTCCTGTTGCTCTCATAATACCTGATTGAAGAGCAGCGCCCTCTTGTGTGCCGCCCATGATAGGTTTACTTGGATCAAGAGTTTGACCTTCCATATTAACAACCTTGTTCATTTCTTTAAATCTTTGAACAGCTTCTTGTTGAATTTTTATTTTCTCTAAACCATCTGGATCTCTACCAGCAACTGATCTAAAACCTCTCGTCAGTTGACGGATCATATCAGCTACTGTCATTCCAAATTTTATTGCCATTAGTAATAATTCCTTTTAATTTTTTCGACCTTTTCGTCGACGTAGTCTTCAGGGTGTCCGATCAGACCGCCCTG